TTCTTTTTCGGTTAAAGTTTTGTTTACCATATCTCTACAAAAAGGTCTAGAGTCACGCACTAAAGTTCCTGTATAACTAAAATGATTCAATCCACTGTCTTTTGCTTTTTTAACTGTAAACTGACCATGAAACTGCATGATTGAGTCATGTGCTATTTGGCCAGCATATCTTCTTAAATTTTCTCCAGCCCTATCAGCGGCATATTCTGTTCTGAGTTTAGTAATGCTTTCTTCAACCTTAGATTTTAAACTTGGGTTGTATTTATTTTCATTAATATAATCCACTAATTCGTTGATTTCTCTTTGGTTTGACTTTTGATAAACACCATTAATATGCGATCTAATATTTTTTTCTACATCAGCAAATGGTCTGCCAGCTATTGTACTTTGGTACACCTCATCATTAATAACTTTAATAAATCTTTCTGCTACATCTTCAAAGCCACTAAATGATTGATATTTTAATGCGTTAATAGTTTGTAAATCAACTTGTGTTAAATTTTTAAATTTTGCGGGTATAGGCATTTTGCCAAACGTATCTAAAACCTCTTTTGCTATAAGGTTGTATTCTTCGTTGATTAATAAATCTGCCTCATTTAAAAAATTGTTTTCTACAAGGGTTCTAATCTGAGGTTGTAACTGTATTGCTATTCTAGTTGATACTAACTCTCCACCGGTAGATTTTCTGACCGCATCGACTACATCGTCCTCTAATTTATAAAGGACATTTACAATTCTTTCTTCGTGTTGATCTGCAAGTTTATCTAATATTTTTGACATTCGTTATAATGGGAAATTTTTTTTCCATGCACGAATCGACCAAAATGCTGGCGACAAAGATTTTTGCCCTTTTACTTGTCTCAAAACACCACCCATTCTCGCAAGAAACGACCTTTGGCGTGCTGGTATATTTTTTTTAATTGACATATTAGGGTCGCCAAATCTTACCTTTTTTACATTTTTAGTTTTACGATCTCTTACATAAACAGCAAACTTTTTTCTTTGTCCTGGTGTTCTGAAAGGTTTACCGAGTTTTACTGTTCGACCTTGATACTTTGCCATTATTATTTTCTTCTTTTTTTTCTTAAATCTAAATCGTGTTTTCTTGAACCTCTTAGGAAACTATTTACTCTACCCATAGACCAAGCCGCCATTGGTACTCTACGACTGCCAGCCGACAAAAATGCACCTTGCCCTCTACGATAAACTTTAGCTAGTGTTGCATAAGTATATCTTTTAGATGCTTTTGCCTTACGTCTTAGTGTTGCTTTTGTAGCCGCAGAGAGTGGTTTTCTAAATTTACTAGCCATTATGATTTAGTTCTACTCCTTAATAATCCTCTTGGTATAAAACCACCCGATTTGTAGATTGATGAAACTCTTTTGATTAAGCTGGCTCTACGAGTTCTCTTTGAACCACGCAGTCCACTCAAATATTTCTTTGGTATTCCTGTCTCTTTGTCTTTAGGAACTTTTCTAACTTTCTTCTTCTTCTTGGCCATCTGGAGTCTGTCCCTCGATTTCAGTTGTCGTAAATTGTCCTCTAGTAGTTCTGGTATTATCAATTTCATCATTAATCGTTTTAATTGTTTCATTGTCATCAATAACTGCCTCAGCAATTTGCTTATCAAGTTCTTTGTTAAATGTTTCTGATTTTATTCCACTAGCTTTGGCCATTTGTAGGAATTGTAAATCATTAGCCCAATCTCTTACATCAAATGTATCTGGATAATTTACTGCCCCGTCCCATTCTTGATCTTGCCATTTAGCGTACAAGTCCCAAATTTGCTCTTCGGCATTTTCTAAGAAATCTGCTTTCTCAGATAGTTTTGCATTCAATAATTGAAACTCTGTTTGTAGTGCAATACCACTAGAGATTTGATTTCCTGATGTACCTCTAACTGAACCCATGTGTGTGATACGATCTATTGCATCAATTTTATTTTGGATACATTTCATAATGCCATCTAAGTTTTGTCCACTAGGCTGAATGATGTAAGGTTTAAGATCGGCTGGCATATCCTCTGGTATTTCTATAATTGAACCAGCACCAGCACTAGCCTCAACATTTGGAGTCTTAACTAAACTTGGGTGGTTTGCTAATCTTATAAGCTGTTCTTTTTCTGAATAATCGTTGTATATAGACTGTTGTAAAAAAGCCACATCAGCTAAATCACTAATACCAATAGGTCTTTTAGCACCTTTTAGATTGTAAACATTAATACAAGGAATAACTCCGATAGCGTTTGGCACTTGGTCAATTATTTTTACATCGCCCTCTGCATATTCTTTTTCGTAATCTGTTATTTCGTAGGTTATTATTTCTTCCTCAGTAAACATTTTTAATATTGCTCGTTCAGAATTTATGTCCTCAACAACTAAAAGCATATCTAAGTAAAATCTTCCACTAGATGCTCTTTTGTAATTCCAGTTCACAATGTTTTCTGGTGTGTAAATAGACATATAAGGTCTGATGTCTTGTTGTAATTCTTCGG